ACAGGTGAAATTGATTGGGATTTAGAAATGGCCCGTGCTTCGTCCTCAAGTTGGAAAGACGAGTGGCTGGTAATTTTGTTTAGCATTCCCTTAATATTAGCTTTCATACCCGGCATGGAAGGTGTAGTACAAAATGGATTTGAACAACTCAACAAGATGCCTGAATGGTATCAATATTCCTTGGGAGTTATCGTTGCCGCTTCTTTTGGAGTTCGTAGCGCAACTAAATTCTTCGGTAAAAAATAATGGTTGATTGGTGGAAAAGATGGCTGCAATTTAATGTTACAGCCAAGCTAACTATGATTGCTTCTGTTGCAATGTCATGGCGTTGTGCAGAATGGTTTATGAATCTGGAAGACCCTACAACACAACAGTCAGCGTTCGTATCTGTTATAATGGGTGTCATGACAGGTGTGTATGGCATATACTTAGGAAGAGAATCCAGAGGCGGTAAATGAAATATATTCGTACACATTTAATTAAACAACTTGTTCAGAGTGAGGGTTTGCGTCTTCAGGTCTATCAGGATACACTTGGTATTGACACAATAGGTGTGGGCAGAAATCTTGAAGACAGAGGTATTACCAAAGAAGAACTTGACGCTTTAGACTTTCCGAACATAGAAGCAGTGTATGAGCATGGTATCACTGAAGCTGACGCTGCATATCTATTAGAAAATGACGTGCAGATAGTCGAGGAAGAACTGTTGAAAGCGCACCCTTGCGTGGCAGATTTAGACGCTGTACGTCAACTTGTACTGGTAGACATGGCATTTAATATGGGTGTGCCAAGATTGTGTAAGTTTAAAAAAATGTGGGCTGCTGTATATGAAGGAGACTTTCCTACTGCATCACGTGAGATGTTAGACAGTCGCTGGGCTGTGCAGGTAAAAGGACGCAGCCATAAGTTAGCACATGCTATGCATCATGGAGAACTAAAGTAGTGGCTAGAGAACTAAACGAAAGACAACAGAAGTTTCTGGAAGTCCTCTTTGAAGAGGCTGGCGGTGACGTAGTTGCCGCTAAGAAACTGGCAGGGTATTCAGAGTCTACTGCTACAACTGCAATTGTAAAAGGTCTTAAGGAAGAGATACTGGAAGCAACGCAGATGTATATGGCTCGTAATGCACCTAAAGCTGCTATGGCTATGACAGGCGCATTGTATGACCCAACTGAACTTGGTATTCGTGATAAGATGTCAGCAGCTAAAGAACTGCTAGACCGTACAGGTTTGATTAAAACGGAGAAGGTACAAGTGGAAGCTGCAGGTGGTGTTATGCTTATGCCAGCTAAAGCACCAGTAAGTGACGATGAGTAGAACAGCAGGGCGGTGGAAGTTACCACAGCCAACAGATATTAAAGAAGAAAACGAATGGGTACAGATACCACGTATTGCACGTACTGTACCGTTTGGTTACAAGCAAAATGAAGAAGACCCCGACATTCTTGACCCCATTCCAACTGAGTTGGATTTGCTTGAAAAGGCCAGAGCGTATACAAATCAATACAGCTATCGTGAGGTAGCTAACTGGCTTAGTACAAATAGCGGTAGATACATATCGCATGTAGGATTAAGAAAGCGGTTACAACATGAGCGACAGCGTAAGAACCAAGCTGCAAGCCTCCGCAAGTGGGCAGAGTATGCGGAAAAGGCAATCTCCAAAGCGAAAAAAATTGAAGCCCAAAGAACAGGCGCAACAGCTAACAGTTGATATACAAGAGGTTGATAAAGAGTTTGTTAGTATAGAAGAAACTGCTAACGTACTGTTTAAACCAAACCCCGGTCCTCAAACTGAATTTCTTGCAGCAAGTGAACGTGAGGTTCTTTATGGCGGTTCAGCAGGTGGTGGTAAATCATATGCCATGCTTGCAGACCCACTTCGCTACATGGGGCATCCACAGTTTAGTGGTCTGCTGCTCCGACACACTACGGAAGAGTTACGTGAACTTATATTTAAATCACAGGAACTCTATCCTAAAATCTGGCCCGGAATAAAGTGGTCAGAAAGAAAGATGCAGTGGACTGCGCCATCTGGTGCGAGGTTGTGGATGTCATACCTCGACAGAGATGAAGATGTCCTGCGTTATCAGGGTCTAGCTTTTAGCTGGATAGGCTTTGACGAACTGACCCAGTGGCAATCGCCATATGCATGGAATTACATGCGAAGTCGTCTACGGTCCACTGCCCCTGATTTGCCTATCTTTATGAGGGCAACTACAAACCCCGGTGGAAGAGGTCATCATTGGGTAAAGAAAATGTTTATTGACCCAAGTGCATATGGAAAATCTTTTGATGCCACAGATATTGAAACTGGTGAAATTCTCAAATATCCAGCAGGGCATAGCAAAGCTGGTAAATCATTATTTAAACGTAGGTTCATTCCTGCTAGATTATCTGACAACCCGTATCTCGCTGAAGCAGGTGACTACGAAGCTATGCTCCTGTCGCTCCCAGAGCAACAGCGAAGACAACTCCTTCAGGGTGATTGGGATATTAAAGAAGGTGCTGCGTTCACAGAGTTTGACCGTGATATTCATGTTGTTGAACCTTTTAATATTCCTAGCAATTGGGTTAAGTTTAGAGCATGTGATTACGGCTATGGTTCTTACAGTGGTGTTATATGGTGCGCTGTCGCACCGTCTGAGCAAATCATTGTGTACAGGGAATTGTATGTGTCAAAAGTCCTAGCTACCGACTTAGCTGACATGATACTAGAGTTGGAAGCTAGTGATGGAAATATTAAGTACGGTGTTCTTGATAGTTCTCTCTGGCATAAACGTGGCGATACTGGACCCTCTCTTGCAGAGCAAATGATAAGTAGAGGTTGTAGATGGAGACCTTCAGACCGTAGCCGGGGCAGCCGTGTAGCTGGTAAAAATGAAATACATAGACGTTTACAGGTAGATGAATTTACGGAAGAGCCTAGACTTGTTTTCTTTAATAGTTGCACAAACATTATCTCCCAACTGCCGTCCATCCCGCTGGATAAAAAGAATCCAGAAGATGTGGATACAAAAGCAGAAGACCACTTGTACGATGCGTTAAGATATGGTATAATGTCACGTCCAAGATTTAGTATATTTGATTATGACCCAGTAGGTAGACCCGGTGGCGGTATGCGAGTTGCAGATGCTACTTTTGGATATTAAGGAATAAAATATGGCTGAAGATGACATCATGATTGAAGATGATGCTATTGCATTAGAAGATACAGAAGACTCTGCTTCTTTTGATGCTGACGTATCTAATATCATACCGTTTATTATCGAACGTTTTAAACGAGCCGAAGATTATCGCTATCAAGATGAGGAAAGATGGCTACAGTCTTATAGAAACTATCGGGGTTTATATGGCCCGGATGTACAATTTACAGAAACGGAAAAGTCACGTGTCTTTATTAAAGTTACCAAAACTAAAACACTTGCTGCTTATGGTCAAATCGTTGATGTTTTATTTGCTAATAATAAGTTTCCTCTTTCTATTGAGCCTACAGAGTTACCTGAAGGAGTAGTTGCTGATGTACACTTTGACCCAAAAGAACCGGAACAGATGCAAGCGTCTACTGCGCTTACAAGTCCGTATGGTTTTAGTGGAGATGGAAAGGATTTGCCACCGGGTGCAACAGCTAAAACGCTGTCTGAAAAACTCGGAGTCCTCCAAAACAAATTAGAACCAGTTCAGGATAAATTAAGAGAGGGTCCGGGTAAAACACCTACCGCTATCGAATTTAGTCCTGCAATGATTTCTGCTAAAAAAATGCAGAAAAAAATACACGACCAACTTGAAGAGTCAGGTGCAAATAAAAATCTGCGTAGCAGTGCATTTGAAATGGCATTGTTTGGCACAGGTATTATGAAAGGTCCGTTTGCAAAAGACAAAGAGTATCCTAATTGGGATGCGGATGGCAACTATGACCCAATGTTTAAAACTGTACCGCAGGTAGACCATGTGTCAGTTTGGAATTTTTATCCAGACCCTGATGCAAATAATATGGATGAGGCGCAGTTTGTAATTGAACGTCACAAAATGTCTCGTTCACAAATGCGTATGTTAAAAAAACGCCCATACTTTCGTGACCAAGTTATTGATGAATGTATCGAAATGGGTGAAAACTATGATAAAAAATATTGGGAAGATGACCTTTCTGACTATGCACCAGAGCATGGTATTGACCGTTTTGAAGTTCTTGAGTATTGGGGTATGGTCGATACTGTTATGCTTGAAGAGCAGAATGTTGAAATACCAGATGAATTAAAAGACTTTGATGAATTACAAGCAAACATTTGGATTTGTAATAATAAACTTATCCGTATGGTGCTTAATCCATTTAAACCTGCTAAGATACCATATGCTGCTGCTCCATATGAATTAAATCCTTATTCTTTTTTTGGCGTGGGTATAGCAGAAAATATGGATGATACGCAAACACTAATGAATGGTTTTATGCGTATGGCTGTGGACAACGCAGTATTATCAGGCAATATGCTTGTTGAAGTGGATGAAACAAACTTAGTACCCGGTCAAGACCTATCATTGTATCCGGGCAAGGTATTTCGTAGACAAGGTGGCGCACCGGGCCAAGCAATATTTGGTACAAAGTTTCCAAATGTATCATCAGAAAATATGATGCTATTTGACAAAGCACGTCAGCTTGCAGATGAATCAACAGGTATGCCTAGCTTTGCGCATGGACAAACAGGTGTATCTGGTGTAGGCCGCACAGCATCAGGTATTTCAATGCTGATGAATGCTGCGAGTGGTAGCATTAAGACTGTTATTAAAAACGTGGATGATTACTTATTGCGTCCATTAGGCGAAGGTTTCTTCCGTTTTAATATGCAGTTTGATTTTGACCCAGAAATAAAAGGTGACTTAGAAGTAAAGGCACGTGGCACAGAAAGTCTAATGGCAAACGAAGTTCGCAGCCAAAGACTAATGCAGTTCCTACAAATTGCAAGTAACCCAGCACTTGCACCCTTTGCAAAGTTTCAGTATGTTATTAGTGAAATTGCAAAGTCAATGGACCTTGACCCCGATAAAGTAACCAATAATATGAGTGAAGCTGCACTGCAAGCAGAAATAATGAAACAGTTTCAAGCACCGTTACCACAAGAACAAGGGGGCATGACACCACCACCGGGTGCTGATGCAATGGACCCAACAGGTGCAGGTGGTGGAAATATAGGTACTGGTCAAGCATCAGTTCCGGGTGAACAAGGATTTAGTGGAAATGGACAAGCAGCAGGTACTCAGCCGCCTCAAGCCGCTGGTGGGCAACAACCGCCAGTGGGAAGCATTCAGTAGTTATCTTGATTTAGCTATTGAGCAGCACCAAAAGGTGTTAGAACAATCAGACGATACAATTATGATGCACCGTCAACAAGGTGCTATCACAGCTTTACGTAAACTTAAATATCTGCGAGATGAAGTAAATGGCTAACTTAAGTTTTAAAAAAAATGGCTATGGAGGTTATTATATAATTACTCCAGATGGTGATAGAGTAGACATTGATAAATCTGTTGACCGAAAAGGAGAGTGGACCGGTGGCGGTTCATATTATGAAAAATTATCGCAAGCAAAGGCTGATATTCTACAAAGAATAAAAAGTGGTGAAGGTTTTAATGTTGGTGGTATGGCATTGAAAAAACAAATGGAATTGTTTGAACCTGTAGAGGGTGCATTTAACGAAGGTGGCCTTATGGATGAAGGTGGCACAGTTGACCCAGAATCAGGTAATGATGTACCAGTAGGCTCTACACAAGAAGAAGTGCGTGATGACATTCCTGCCCAGCTAAGTGAGGGTGAGTTTGTTTTACCTGCTGATGTAGTTCGTTATCATGGCCTAGAAAAAATTATGGCACTCAGAGATGAAGCTAAAGCTGGTCTTGCTCGTATGGAAGCTATGGGGCAAATGGGTAACTCAGAAGAAGCTACTATACCAGATGGTATTCCATTTGATATAAATGACCTTGACATGGTAGACGATGGTATGGTAGAATTTCAAACAGGTGGTTTTGTACAGCAACCAACTAGCTTTATTCAACAGCCAACATTTGCAGGTATTCAAGGTTATCAACCTTCTCAGTTTACTACAACTACAGGCATTCAAGGTGTTCAACCTGCCCAGTTTAATGCAGTTCCCACAGGATATATTCCTTACACAACACCAACAATAGGTCAACCAGTAGCACAAACTTATACACCACCGCAACAACAGGCTGTTCCAATGTTAGGTGAACAAACACCCGGTTCGTTTACAGATTTCATGGGCGGTATTGCTGAACCATCTCCCGGTGGATATGATGAGTTAAAAACATATGTTAATGATGCTGGGCAAGAAATGCAAATACCATTTAAAGATGGTAATCCCATTTATCCAATTCCAGACGGTTTTAAACTAAAGGGTGAAGCGGTAGATACTGCAAAAACTACCACTACTCAAACAACTGCTTCTGCATCTCAACAAGATAGTAGCGATGAACCATCAGACCCATTTCAGGGTAGACAAACAGTTCGTTTAGGTGGCACAGTTGTAACTAAAGATATGGTTGACCCATTAACAGGAGTTTTAAGAGAAGGTCTTAACACATATAGAGCAGGAACTGTAAAAGGTTCTCAAGAATATGTTCTTGGCACTGCTTCAAGTAAAACAAGACCAACAGGCGGTTCAGGTTCAATAATAACAGATATGATAGCAGGTGCAAAAGATACAGTAAAAGGTATATTAAGCCCAGACCAAATAACTCTTACAAATAAAGGAACGGGTGTAACTGTCGCTATGACTAAAGATTTGTATCAAGAAATTATTGCAGATAAATTTGGTGCTGATAGAGAAAAAATGCTTTCAGACATATTTACAGTGCAAGCAGGTTTAGATGCTAAAAAAGATTATAATAAAGATGTAGATAATAGAATGGCTGAAAATTTAGCTAAAAAATTTGGAATAGAATACAAAGGTCAAAGTGTGGCACAGTTAACTGCTGTAGATATTCCTGCTGCTACAAATAAAGCTGTAGAAAAAGAAGAGTTAGAAGCTGCTCAAAAGGCTGCTGAAAAGGCAGAAAACATACAGAAAGCTAGGGATAGTGTTGCAAAAAGACAAGCTGAATTAGAGGCAGCTAGAAAAAGAGCAGAAAAGGCAAAAACAGCAGCAGAAGCACAACGAGCAGCAGAGGAACAAGCAGCTGCAGAAAGAGCAGCAGTAGAAGCAGTACAAAATGCTTATTTTGCACAAATAGGAAGTGATGAATCTGGAGACCAATATACAGCAGAAAGTTATGCGGAAGAAGTAGGTACAATAGGTCCAGATGACTTTACAACAAGCACTGGATATGGCATTGGTGCAAAAGGTGGTTTGTTTACAAAAGATAAAGTATCTTTGCATAAACAGATGAAGCAAAGTGGATTAGCTTCTAAAAAATAATTCACATATCAATGGCTACCTAACCCCCCAACACTGGCTACGGTTAGCCCCATAAGGAGAAAAGAAATGGCTGAAGCAGCTATTATAGCAGAAGAGATGCAACCAGAAAAGAAAGTTGCATTTGCAAATCGTAAATATACAAACGAAGAAAAACGTAAACGTGAAGAAGAAGAACTAGAGCAGCTTATAAAAGAAAATACAGGTGAAACAGAAGAACCTGTAGAACAAGAAGCTGAACCTACAAATGCAGAAGAGAAAACATTTAAAAAGCGTTACTCTGATTTACGTAGGCATCAGCAAAAACAAGCTGAAGAGTTAAAGAAAGAGATTGATGATTTAAAGCGTCAGCTTTCTGTTGCAGCACAAAAGGAAATGAAGCTGCCTAAGTCAGATGAAGACATCGAAGAGTGGGCATCAGAATATCCTGATGTAGCAAAGATTGTAGAAACAATTGCTATGAAAAAAGCAGCAGAGCAATCAAAACTGCTTGAAGACAGAGTAAAAGCAATTGACGAAATGCAACAGTCAGCTACAAAAGAAAAAGCTGAAGCTGAGTTAATGAGATTACATCCTGACTTTGGAGATATTCGTGATAGTGATGATTTTCACGATTGGGCTGATGAGCAGCCTAAATGGGTACAGGATGCGTTGTATGAAAATGATAATGATGCACGGTCAGCAGCACGGGCTATTGACCTGTATAAAGCAGATAAAGGAATAAAAAGTGAGAAGAAGTCTAAGAAAGATAAAGGTGCTGCTGAAGCGGTGTCAACTAAAGGCAATAGAAGCGCACCTCAAGCAGACGAATCTTCCACTTATCTAACAGAGTCTCAAGTTCAGGCAATGTCAGCCGTTGAGTACGAGAAACGCTCTGATGAAATCATGGAAGCTATTAGAGTAGGAAAGTTTATCTATGATATTTCTGGTTCTGCCAGATAAAAAAGTGTTGACAAATAGTTATTTTTCAGTATAACTATATGTGACCAAGTGTGGATGTATAGCGCAATATGTCCACACATAATAGCAAACAAACACAGCTTACGGATTACCTGACGAATTTGGCCTGTTGAATAGTAGGGCGGCCACCTTACTAGAATACACACCCAAGTGAATTAGCCTCTGATTAGTCTCGTGAGTTTGCATCTGTAGAAAAATGCTAAAACTTTAGGAGAAGAAACATGGCATTCGCAAAAGCTGCGGGTTATGGTAATCTTCCTAACGGTAATTTTTCGCCTATTATTTACAGCAAACAGGTGCAACTTGCTTTCCGCAAGGCTGCTGTTGCTGAGGCAATCACCAATAATGACTACTTTGGTGAAATTGCTCAAATGGGTGATTCCGTTAAGATTATTAAGGAACCCGAAATAACAGTTAAGGCATATGAGCGTGGTACTACTATCACTCCTCAAGACCTTGACGATGAAGAGTTCAGCCTAACAATTGACAAAGCTAACTACTTTGCATTTAAGGTTGATGATATTGAAGAGGCGCACAGCCACGTTAACTTCCAATCTTTGGCAAGTGACCGTGCTGCATATCGCCTTGCTGACCAGTATGACCAAGATGTTCTTGGCTATTTGTCAGGCTTTAAACAGTCAGCTATTCATGGAAAAGCTAATACTGTTAACACAACTGTTAACGGTGCTAAAGCTGTTTCAACAGCCTCTGATGGTGCAAACCTCGTAGGTGCTGAATTGCTTGCGTCTATGTCTTTGGACGCATCTGACTTTACTAATGCATCAGGTTCTGCAGGTTCTGCAAACAACTGTATTGGTATCGAGCCACGTGCAGGTGGCGCAACGGCTGCTAAGTCTAGCACTGCTGGTAACGCATTTCCGCTGCAAATCATTGCACGTATGTCACGTCTGATGGACCAACAGAATGTTGATACCCAAGGACGCTGGCTAGTTCTTGACCCGGTTTTCATTGAAGTATTGAAGGATGAAGATTCACGTCTTCTGAATTCTGACTTTGGTGGTTCTGGTCTTCAGAATGGTCTTGTTGTAAATAACCTTCACGGTTTCCAAGTTTACACATCTAACAACTTGCCTTCGCTGGGTACTGGCCCTGCAACTACAGGCGGTGTTAATGCGTCAAACATGGGCATTATCGTGGCTGGTCATTCATCTGCTGTCGCAACTGCAGAGCAGATTAACAAGACTGAAACTTACCGTGACCCTGACAGCTTTGCTGACATCGTTCGTGGTATGCATCTTTATGGCAGAAAGATTCTTCGTCCTGAAGCAATCGTAACTGCTGCTTACTGCTTGGCATAAGGGAGGGTTAAAATGGCTACAGTTAGTACACTTAAAACCTCTGTACGTGGAGCAGGCGCACGTGGTCGTCAGCCTTACATGGTTGAAACTACTCTGGATTTTTCCAACTCTGCAATTAACAGCCTTTCAGCAGGTGATATTGTTGAAGCAATTTCTGTACCAGCCAATACTATGGTGTTGACAGCAGGTGCTGAAATGATTGAAGCTGTTCAAACGGCAGCAGATGGAAATACTGTAAACCTTGGCTTCACTGGTAGTGGAGACCAAATCGGTGGTACAGATGTAACTGGATATGTTTCTGGCATTGACATTGATGACAACGCAACAAACTTGTCCTCTGGAATTGGATATCTAACTCCTGCAGCAACAGCAGCTAACCCTGTTATTTGCACAGCAGAAGATACCATTGACTTAGAACTTCAAGCGACATCAACTGCACCAAATGCAGGAAAAATTCGTATTTTTGCTGTGTTGATGAACATTGATGGCCTTGGTGACATGGCTGCTGATGAAGTAGACCGTGACACACTTGCATAAATAATGTGATGGGGCAGGGCAACTTGCCCCTCACTTTCTCTAAGGGAAAAACATGGCATACGATTTTCTTGGTCTAGTAAATGATGTAAACAGACGGCTGAATGAGGTAGAACTCACTTCAGCTAATTTTGCAACTGCAACAGGGTTTTACTCACAGGCTAAAGATGCAGTAAACGCTTCCATAAGATATTTAAATCAGTCAGAATATAACTGGCCTTTCAATCACGTAACACAAACAACTACATTAGTAGCTAACACTAGCCGTTACGCATTTCCAACAGATGCTAAAGTTATTAATTTTAAAACATTTAGAATAAAAGAAAACACCACGCTTGGTAATGCTACTACTAGATTAAGTGAAGTAGCTTATGAAGAATACTTAGATAAGTATGTACAGCAAGAGTATAACTCAACTTCTAATCAAGGTGTTCCTATTTATGTCATACAAGCACCTGACTTAGAATACATATTATCACCAGAACCAAATAAAGCATATGAAGTAGTATACGAGTATTATACTTTTCCTACCGACTTATCTGGGGCAACAGATACAACAAATATACCAGAACGCTTTAGACACATTATTATAGATGGTGCTATGTACCACGCATATATGTTTAGAAGTAACTCACAAGCGGCTACAATAGCGAAACAAAAATTTGATGAGGGTATTAAACATATGCGTTCACAATTGATTAATCGTACACCTTATGTGCGTTCCTATATGATTACTCGTAATACAGGTGGAGCAAACACAGGTCTTAATTTATAAGGACTAACACGATGGATGCATGGCAAACCTATCCTGTTGAGTTTCGTGGCGGTCTGATAACAAACTTATCTCCCCTTCAGCAGGGTATAAATGCACCGGGAAGTGCAAGAATACTAAGAAACTATGAACCATCAGTAGAAGGTGGTTATAGAAGAATCGAAGGGTTTACGAAGTTTGATAGTGCTATTATACCACCTTATGGTGCGCCAGTAGTTCACGGTGCTAGTCAAACAGGAACTACACTTATTATAGCTGCCTGTCACACAACACCTGTCGCAGGTGATACATTTCAAGTAGCAGGTGTTTCAGGAACTTACACTATAGCTTCTGGTGGTGTTAGCTTTGATGCTACCAATAATAGAGCAACACTAACATTAACAACTTCTCTTGCTAGTAGTCCAGCTAATGCTGCTGCTGTTACATTTTTAAGCACATCATCTAATTATTTAACTATAGGTGTAGCAGCATGGGAAGACAGTGCTATTGTCTGTAAAAATGCAGACATATTTAAATCTGGTGGTTCTGGATTTACTAAAATTAATGTGCCTGATTATGGCACACCTCTTGTAAATGGTGCTGGTCAAAGTGGCAGCACACTTGCAATTGATGGTTTAGATAGCGCACCTCAATTAGGAGATGCTTTTAAAATTGCTGGTGTAGATTTAATTTACACAGTTACTGCAGATGCAACTGTATCATCTGGTGGTGCTACAATAAACATAAATCCTAATTTAGCTAGTAGTCCTGCTGATGATGCAGTTATTACATTTCTTTCTGTAAGTAGAGAAACTGCTGGCAAGACAAGGTTTGCTAAATATAACTTTAGTGGAACAGAAAAAATAGCAATAGTAGATGGTCTTAACGCACCAGCATTATATGACAATGCTACATTTACTGTTCTTGATAGCGCACCAACAGGTGTTATAGGTGCATCTTTTGTTGAAGAAGCTAAAAAACATTTATTTTTTGCAAAAGGCAGTAACTTAACTTTTACTGCACCTTATACAGATTCAGACTTTACAGCAGCTAATGGCTCTGGTGTAATTAACGTAGGGACTACAATTACAGGTCTTGCTGTATTTAGGCAAAATCTTATTATATTTACTGAGCGTAGTATACATCAATTACTAGGCACTACTATTGCAGATTTTAGCTTACAGCCAATTACAACAGATATAGGTTGTATTGACTCAGATACCATACAAGAGATTGCCGGGGATATTATGTTCCTTGCACCTGATGGATTAAGACTTGTAAGTGGTACAGATAGGATTGGAGATTTTGGACTAGCGTCCGTATCTAAAAATATTCAGTCTAACATGACAGCTTTTATTGCTGCTAATACAAGTTTTACAAGTTGTGTAATTAGAGAAAAGTCACAGTATAGAATATTAGGTTTTAACAATAACATTACTGCAGAAAATGCTCAAGGAGTATTAGCTACACAATTTGCCCCACAAGGTGGTGAGGGTATGGCATGGGCTGAAACACGAGGTATACGTGCAAACGTAGCAGATAGCAATTATAACGGCACTGTTGAAGTGGTGTTATTTTCAAATGATGATGGCTATTTGTATCAAATGGAAAGTGGTAATTCATTTGATGGAGATAATATTCAAACTACATTTGCTACTCCACACTTACCTATTAAAGACCCACGAATACGTAAAACATTTTATAAATTATTTTTGTATTCTGACCCGCAAGGTAGCGTAAACTTTGATGTTAGTTTAAAACTAGACTTTGATAGTTCAGGTACTATTCAGCCACCAGCTATTCGCATTCTTAATACACAAGGACAAGTTGGATTTTTTGGTGTAGGCATATTTGGTTCTACAAGTTTTGGAAGCAAGCTACTTAAACTATTTGAAACACAAGTGGTAGGTTCAGGAAACACTGTATCTTTTCAATTTACATCCACAAGCACAGACCCGCCATATTCTATTGACGCATTGACAGTTGAGTATGCGACACATGACAGAAGGTAAATAACATGGGAACAGGTTATACCAGAAACGATACCGCTAATAATATTGCTGACGGTAACATTATTAACGCTGCAGACTTTGATGGCGAGTATGATGCCATTGAAGCTGCTTTTAATAGTAGTTCAGGACATACCCATGATGGCACATCCGGTGAAGGTGCGCCTGTTACTGTGCTTGGACCTGCTCAAGACTTTGTGGCTAGTACAACTGAAATAAAACCAAAGACTAATAATACACTAGACATTGGCACAAGTCTTCTTAAATTTAAAGATGCTCACTTAGCTGGCACAGCTAATCTTGTAAATCTAACTACCACTGGTGATGTTACTCTTACAGGCGCAGCTAACAATGTAGTGTTTGATGCTAGTGACAACGCATTAGAATTTGCTGATAGTGCTAAAGCTACCTTTGGTGACGCTGCAGATTTACAAATATTTCACGATGCATCAAATAGTATAGTCAGAGATTCAGGCACTGGTATATTAGCATTAGATGGTAGCACAGTAGAAATCAGAAAAAATGATGGCTCTGAAACTATGGCACAGTTTGTAGAAGATGGTGCTGTAAGTTTATACCATGATAATTCTGTCAAACTAGCAACAACAGCAACAGGTGTTACCATTACTGGCTCACTAGCTATGGATGGTTTAAGTTTAGGAGACAATGAAAAAGTTCAACTTGGCACAGGAACAGACCTTGAACTATACCATAATGGCACAGACAGTATTATAGAAAACAACACAGGCGAGTTATTTATTCAGGGTGATAATGTAACTCTCCGTAGCGACACAGGCACTGAAACTTTTATAGCTATGGATGTTAATGGTGCTGTTGAACTCTACCATAACAATGTAAAAAAGTTTGACACAGATGCAGATGGTGTAAACGTAACTGGTCAAATTGATGTTAGTACAAATGCTAACATTAGCGGTAACATTAGTGTGCTTTCAGATGGTGGTGTTATAAAATTAGGTGTAGATGAAGAAATAACACTTACCCATGAACACAACGTAGGTGTACAAGCTAAAGCAGCATCAGGTTTTGAACTTAACTTACAGACAGGTGATACGTCTGTTGAAAGTGGTAATGTCTTAGGTAAGATAACCTTTAATGCTCCTGATGAGGGTAGTGGCACAGATGCTATTCTTGATGGTGCAGCTATTGAAGCTGTAGCTGAAGCTACCTTTGCTAGTGACAATAATTCTACTGCCCTTGTATTTAAAACAAATACATCTGCTGCTGCTACAGAACGTATGCGTATTAAGTCTGACGGTACTATTGTTATGGATACGCAAGTTGACATTGATAACATTACTATTGATGGCAATACAATTAGTAGCACAGATACAAATGGTAATATTGCTATCACTCCAAATGGTACAGGCGAAGTTGACATTACCAAAGTAGATATTGATAGCGGTGCTATTGATGCTGTAACATTAGGTACTAATAGTGCTGTTACAGAACTGCAGGTAGATAATATTAATGTTAATGGCAACGCTATTACATCTACAGATACTAATGGTAACATTGCACTTACACCAAATGGTACTGGTGAAGTTGATATTAGCAAAGTAGATATTGCTGCTGGTGAGATAGATGGTACAACAATAGGTGCTAACAGTGCTGCTGCTGGTACGTTTACTAATCTTACAGCAAGTACAAATTTAACACTTGCTTCTGGTGCAACAGTAACTGCCATTCTTGATGAAGATAATATGGCAACAGATAGTGCTACTGCTTTAGCTACTCAACAATCTATTAAAGCATATATAGCTACTCAGGTTGGTGCAGCAAGTAATATAACAGATACAGGTATAACTTTTGAAGGTTCTTCTGCAGATGACCATGAAACAGTATTTGCTATAACCAATCCTACTGCAGACAGAACCTTTACATTTGCGGATGAATCAGGAACAGTTTCTACAAGGTCATTTGCAGAGGAATCAGCAACAGCATTAGCAATTGCACTTGGATAATTAACGCTTGACAAAAAAGGAGAAATCTGGTATAATTATATCAGCTTTGGAGTAAAAAATGGCAAACACTTTTAAAGTTAAAACTAATGCAGCTATGCCAACTTCGGCAGGTACACCATTAGATTTATACACAGTTCCATCTAGTACAACTAGTGTTGTATTAGGTCTTATGCTATGTAATATACATACAAGTCAGGTAACTGCTGATGTTAAACTGGTATCAAATACAGCAGATACAGAAACAAATGAAACTGTTTTTCTAGTAAAAGATATTCCTATTCCAGCAGGTGCATCTGTAGAATTACTAGCGGGTAATAAAGTTGTTCTTCAATATGCAAATAGTTCTGGTGATAAAATACAAATTGACTGTGATGTTGCTGGAAAAATTGATGCTACTTTGAGTATTATGGAGATAACCTAATGCCTTATATAGGTACTAACCCAACAAATAGATTTTCATCTGTTGAGTACCAAGATTTAACGGGTGTTACTGGCAGTCCTGCAAAAAGAGGGTTTACCCTAAATAATCCAGTTGGCAGTGCGAATGATATTGAAGTATTTGTAAATAATGTGCGGCAAGAGCCAAGTGTTGCATATACTGTAGATGGCACTACAACACTTACTATGACAGGTGATGTAGAAACTACTGATGATTTTTATGTAGTGTTTCAGGCGCAGGCTATAGGTACTGCAACTCATCCTGCTGGAGCTTCTCTTCAGGCTGCAACTGGTACATTTAGTGGTGATGTAGATATTAACGGTAACAACTTAATATTAGATGCTGATGCAGACAGTAAGATTGAAGCAAGCACTGATGATACTATTAATGTCGTGTCTGGTGGTAATACAGGATTGACTATTGATAGCACTGGACGTGTATTTAAACCAGCTATACCCTTTTTTGTTTTATTAGGAGGCAATGCAGGTGATAGTAACCATGATAATGGCGATACTCTTGGCAACACAACTCAAGGACACACTGCGTTTGCTACTTCTGGCTCAATAGCAGGTATACGTGGATTTACATACACTAGTTCAACAGGAGTAATAGGTGTTCCTGTTGATGGTCTGTATCATATTGGGGGTAATGTTTTTAATAATAACACATCTCAAAGTATGATTATAGCTTTATATCAAGGCTCTTCAATTATTTCATATGTTCAACAAGATTTAATTGGAAATGTTACATTAGACCTTGTTGCAAATTTATCAGCTGGAGACCAGCTTACATTTAGAAATGTAACAGGTAGCACCGTAACTATTTATGAAGGTCCAGCACATACACAAGTTTATGGGTATTTAATAGGATAAACTATGGCAAACTATAAAAATATTGTTTCTTATAATCCTGTATCTTCTAAACAGCCTCAATTTACTGCTGATGCTATATTAAAAGCAACGGATTGGACACAGCTACCAGATAGCGGTCTAACAGATAATTGCGTAGCCTTATTTAAAACGTATCGTGCTTCTATAAGAACTATACGCAAGACTAGTCCATCTAATCCAACGTGGCCTGATGCACCTACAGAGGAGTGGTCATAATGGCATTATCTCAAATAAAAGCTACAAGCATGAGTGCTGACGCATTAAGTGGTTGGACTGAAACTGCCTCTATAGGAACACTTGATGCCGCAACAGAAACTATTACTGGTATACCTAGCACAATCACTGAATTATATATGGCTTGGGATAGTGTCACTCATTCTAGTGCTAGCCCGTCTGCTTGGGGCATACGATTAGGAATAAGTAGCGGCTTAGTAACAAGCGGATACAAGTCTTCTGTAAATTGGATTTACGACCCTAACAATGTTGTTGGTCATGTTGAAAATACGACTTTTGCAATTGGAGATATGGGAAGTTGGGGGTCAGGTTCTACTTGGTCAGGACAGTTTTATTTTTGGAATATAGATTCTAATACATGGGTATATAATGGGATTGTGAGAGATAGTGATGGTGATTATGACGTTGTAGAACATTGGGCTGGAAGAGTCGCTTTAGGTGGTACATTAGATAGAATTGGAATGGTTGTTGGTGCTGGAACATTTAGTGGCGGTACAGTTAAGACGTATTACAAGTAGGTGATTTATGGCTATAGAAAAAAGAACTAATGCAATTACAGGTGAAGTAGAGCGAATAGAGTATACTCAGCCAACACTTACTGCTGAAGAAAAATTAAATTATTTGCGAACTGAACGTAATAAAAAACTACAGGCTACAGATGTTTGGGCTTTATCTGACCGCACTATGACACAAGCACAAAAAGATTATAGGCAAGCTCTGCGTGATATTACAAAAACAGCAACATCACTTGATGATGTGAGTTGGCCTGAAAAACCATAGGGGAACAGTATGAGCAGAGCAAGAGATTTAGCAGATGTAGCTGGAGGTCAAACTGTAGCTAACGCAACTCCAAGCGGTGGGCTGGTTTTAATAGAAAAGAAAACTGTGGCACAAGGTAGTGCATCCACTACAGCTTTTGATTTCACAAATTGTTTTTCCTCTTCTTACGATATTTACCAAGTTGAGTTTGATATTATAAGAAATGGAGATAGTGCGGCTAGACATATTTTTGCAAGTTTTTCAAATGCTAATACTCGTTTGACAAATAATGTTGTGGGAATGTCAAGTTTCAATCAAGCGGGTGCAACCACTGATGGCAAATCATATCACACAAGTACTGATGGGGTGCATCAATTTGGTGGAACTATAGCTGCAACAGGGAGTGGAACCTTTACAGGGACTGCGAGGATTCACAATACTCAATCTACAACTTTAGCTAATCAAATAACAGGAAACTTAGTGATGAACCAATACTTGTCAACTGATGTTGATGGCATTTGGCAAGAAGATTTTCTTTCTGTGGATGAATTCGGTGATTTATCAGGAACATCAACAGATATTCTTTTTGGCATAATCCAAGGGGATAGCCTTGGGACAGATGTTTCATTTTCAGCAACACAAGCTGCTGCTTTTGGAACTATATCTATCTTTGGCGTTAAAGGTGTTTAGTTATGAATAGTCAAATTGTATCTCAAAATCTTCTTGCTTCAACTGATTGGACACAATCACCAAATTCAGGTTTAACTGCTGATTGTGTTTCTGCGTTTGCAGCTTATAGAGCCTCTTTGCGTGCTATAAGGCGAAGAGATAATGCTAGCGTATCTGATACACAATCAGAAACATGGCCCACTGCGCCTAAAGAGGAGTGGTCATAAATGCCGTATATAGGTAAATCCCCACAGTTTGGTGTTAGACAACGCTATTATTATACTGCATCTGGTAGCGAAACAACTTTGTCTGGAGTAGATGATAATGGTTTAACACTTGCATTTACAGATGGCTTATACGTAGATGTTACGCTTAATGGTGTTACACTTGTTGCTGGTACAGACTACAACACAAACACTGCTAACACAATCGCTGGTTTATCTGCTCTATCTGCAAGTGATGTAGTTGAAGTTGTAGTGTACGATATATTTAGTGTAGCTGATACTGTGCCAGCTACAGGTGGTACATATACAGGAACTATTGTATACAACGGGGCAGTTACATATAACACAGGTTTACAGGGTAATACTAATACCTCTAGTGGTCTTACTTTAGACTTTGATACCTTTCAAAACTTTTTTGTAACATTGTCTTCGGGGTCAAATACTTTAGCTAATCCAACCACAGAAGCAGGTAACATAGGTCAATCTGGTTTTATACTGTTTACTCAACCAAGTTCTAGTTCAGCAGGAACTCTTTCTGTTGCTAGTGATTATGAAGTACCGGGTGGCGGTGGTTCTATAACTCTTTCTTCTGCAAATAGTGCAGTTGATTTAGTTCCTTATATTATAAAAGCAGATAACTCTATATTGTTGGGCCAACCACAGCTTGCTTTCTCATAGGAAAAATAAATGTCAGGTCCATTAGGCTCTTCACAGTGGTTTAAACCTAAAATATTTTATCCACATACCATAGACCAATCATTGCGGTTTGAGGATGGGGATGCTAATTATCTGCACAAGACACAAGTCTCTCCAACTTTAGAGAAAAAATATACTATATCTGCTTGGATTAAGTTGGGGAATATATCAGCCGCATCAAGAATGATTGTTGGTGGTTATGATAATTCTACAGGACAGTTTCCGTTTTACTTGCGAAGTGACCACAAACTAGGTTTTTATGACTCAGATGGTGTAAGCACATTTTATGCTTTGTATGGAAACAGTGTTTTGCGTGACCCATCAGCATGGTATCATGTTGTTTTAAATTTTGACTCTGCTAATGGAACAGCCGCAAGCAGAATTAGAATGTATATCAACGGTGATGAAGAAACGGTTACAGGAACATTGCCGTCAAATAGACCGGGATATGCAAACCAAAGTGGAACGATTATTCAAGTTGGCGCATCAAATAATAGCACATCGAATCCATTTGATGGCTATATGGCAGAGGTTCATTTTATTGATGGTAGCGTTCTAGCCCCAACAGAGTTTGCTGAAACTAAAGCTGGCATTTGGATACCCAAAGATACCTCTGGCCTAACATTTGGAAACAATGGTTTTAGATTAAAGTTTCAAGATAGTTCTGCGCTTGGTGATGACACTAGTGGAGAAGGGCATGACTTAACCGCTACCAGCGGTTGGAAAACAACTGACCAAGTACCAGACAGCCCTACGAATAATTGGTGTACACTTAATCCACTTTTTACAAACAGTGGCACTACTCAAACTTTTGCAGAGGGCAACCTAAAGTTTACAGCAGACAGTGGCTATGCTTTAGCAAATGGTACTTTTGCTATGCGCTCTGGAAAGTGGTATTGGGAAACATTAATACAAGCACAAAATATTTCAAACGTAGGAATAACCAGAGGCACTAATGCAAATACATCAGCCTACGTTGGGTATGACGCTAATGGAAATGTGTTTGGTTTTGGTTATCAATCAACAATTATATATGGAGCATCTGGTGATGGCACAGCCTCTGGTGCAACATTAGCAACATCTCAAACAAGTTATACAACGGGTGATATAATTGGATGTTCGTTTGATGCTGATGCAGGTGAACTAAAGTTCTATAAAAATAATAGTTTAATTTATACAGTGTCTAGCATTAACACGCACGATTGGATGCCAGCCAACTCAGGTTACCAAACATCTAATATAAATGTAGTTAATTTTGGTCAAGATAGTTCTTTTGCTAATAATAAAACAAGTGGGTCAGCAAACGCATCAGATGCGAATGGTGTGGGAAACTTTTTTTACAGCCCACCGTCTGGCTTCTTAGCCCTTTGTGCAGCCAACCTTTCTGACCCCGGTATTGACCCTAATGAAGATGAAGAGTCAGAAGATTTTTTTAATACGTTGTTATACACTGGAGATGGCAATTCTAACCAAACTATTGGCTCTACTTCTCCTCATATATTACAATTTAATCCGGGTTTTGTTTGGATAAAAAGTAGAAGCAGTAACACTGGTCATCACAGTTTAGGCAATCGGGTTATTGGTGATTTCTTTATGAACTCCAATCAACAAGTAGATGAGTATGCTTTTAGCGCATTTAATTTTAATACGAATAATACTATTGACGTTCCAGTTTCTAGTAATGATTATTCAATGAACACAACTTCACAAACTTATATTGCATACAACTGGCTAGCTGGCAGTTCTACTCCAAGTAAAACCTATACAGTAAAAGTAGTTTCAGATAGTGGAAATAAATATAGATTTGATGATTTTGGTACAAGCGCAGTAACTTTAGATTTACAAGAAGGTGGAACCTATACGTTTGACCAATCAGATAGTTCAATGAGTTCACACCCCATGAAACTATCTGAAACAGCAAATGGAAGTCATAGTGGTGGTTCAACATATAACACGGGTGTAACTTATCAGTTAGATGGTTCTGACGTAACGGAATCTGCTTTTGTATCAGGATTTAGTTCTGCTACAAGTCGCAAACTAATAATTACTGTAGCAGCGTCTGCACCTACTTTATATTATTTTTGTCATTATCACAGTGGTATGGGTGGTCAGATAAACACTAATAGCACCTTTGGTTCTAGTAATTTTAGTGGGTCAATACAATCAAACGTTTCTGAAAATACTAAGTCAGGATTTAGTATAATTAGCTACACAGGCACAGGTTCTGCAGCTACAGTGGGGCATGGTTTATCGCAAGCCCCAGAATGGATTCTTGCAAAGCAAAGAGATGCTAATTCTACAGACTGGTATATTTATCACTCTGCTTTAGGAGCGTCAGCTTATATAACATTAAATGGCAATGCGGCAGCAGTTACTTCTTCATCAGACCCGTGGAATGCAACTGCACCAACCAATTCAGTGTTCTCTGTTAGTTCAGCAGGAAGCCCAAGCAGTTCAGGAACAATGATAGCATACTGTTTTCACAGTGTTGATGGCTACAGTAAAATCGGTTCATACATAGGCAATGGACAACCTGACGGCACATTTGTTTACACAGGATTTCGTGTTGCATATCTTTTGTTAAAAAGAACGAACGCACTTAACGATTGGGTGTTACAAAATAACAAATCTAATACAGATAATCCTGTTGATTTAACAATAACTCCAAATGAAACTTATAACGAGTTTGGACCAAATGCTGTTTATAATGTTGATTTTTTAAGTAATGGATTTAAAATTAGAAATAACGCAGTTCCTTGGAACGCATCAGGCGGTGCTTACGCTTACCTTGCTTTTGCAGAACAACCCTTTAAATATGCTAATGCTCGATAGGAGATAACCATGCCGTGGAAATATGGCAATAAAATAATTAAAGAAGGACGTGGTTGGACAGATGATGCTGGCACAAAGCATCCTTATAACTGGAACATTTGGTCTGATACTGACAAAAAAGCAGCAGGGCTAACATGGGAAGACCCACCTGCATCTGAAGCATATTATGATAATCGTTTTTATTGGGGTAGACAAGCTGACGGAACTCTTATACCAAAGTCACTTACTGATGTTAAGGCAGTTGATGATGATGACAAAGCAATTATTGACCCCATGACAGGTAAACAATTAGTCACAAAGGGATTGAAAACAATTTATATTGAGCAAACAAAGCAGACTGCAAATGATAAATTATCTGCAACAGATTGGTATGTCACAAGAAAAACAGAGGACAGCACCACAACAATACCGTCAGACGTTACAACATTTAGGGCGGCAGTTCGCACCAAATCTGGACAGATAGAAACAGCCATAACAAATGCGGCTGACCATGCAGCATTTATGGCTTTGTTTGATACGCCTGTTGATAGTGATGGTAAACCTACAGGTAACGCACCAATAAATGATTGGCCTGATGAGTTATAAAAGGAAATAAACTATGATGCAGTTTAAAGCATTCAAGCCAAGTGGCATGGAAAAGATAGCACGTTCTATGGGCTATCAAGGGAGCATGGACGGGTTTAACCAGTTTGTTGCTCAAGACCCTATGCGACAGCAGCAGATGCAGCAGTATCAACAACAAGCTATGCAGATGGCACGTGGTGGTGTAGTTAGGATGCAGACAGGTGGAACTACACCCGTTAACGGAAGACCTAAAGACGAGGGTACAACCATAGCTGATTTTACCGTAGGTCAAGCTACTAACCCTGCTCTTCCTACAGGGGGTAAAACTGAAGCTGCTGCTACACCTCTTACAGAAGAGCAACAGCTTAGTGCAGACACAGGTAAACTTACAGGCACTGTTGGTGTAGGTACAGCATTAGCAGGTAGACAAGAAGCTGTATCACCTGAACAGTTTGACCCTCAAACAATATCTGCACAAAAATCTGCTGATGATGTAAATGCAGCAGTAGATAGTGTGCAAGCTGCACAAACAACTCCTGATGACCCTCGCTCTCAGGTAGTTGCATCTCAACAAACAGTATCTTCTGTAGGTAACTTAGAAGCAGCACAGGGTTCTGGTATCCTAATGGATAATCCAGTGCAGCGTGAAATACAAGATGGTGAACTAATTAGTGGCACAGGTGTAGATGCTGCTAAAGCTGCGAAGGTTACTGCACAGACAGAAGCTGCTGCTGCACAAGCAGACCCTAGCAAGAAAGCTATGGTGCAAGGTCAGCTAGAAGACCTAATGCAAGACTTTGATGATGGTGCTACACCTCCTTGGGCTGCAGGTGCTATGCGTAATGCTATGTCAGCTATGGCTGCACGTGGCTTGGGTTCATCTTCTCTTGCAGGTCAGGCTATTGTACAGGCAGCTATGGAAAGCGCACTGCCTATTGCACAGGCTGATGCAACTACAGTTGCTAGATTTGAAGCACAAAATCTATCTAATCGTCAACAGTCAGCAATGCTTGCTGCAGAGCAACGTGCTAAGTTTTTAGGTCAGGAATTTGACCAAGCGTTTCAAGCAAAGGTTATGAACGCAGCTAAAGTTAGTGATGTAGCTAATCAGAACTTTACTGCTGAACAACAGATAGCTTTGGAAAACTCACGCATTGCTAATACAATGAATTTGCAAAACCTGTCTAACCAACAGGCTCTTGTAATGGCAGAAGCTGCTGCTTTGTCGCAGTTAGATGTAGCTAATTTAAATAATAGACAGCAAGCTGCTGTTCAAAATGCACAGAACTTTATGCAGAGAGACTTAGCAAACTTGTCTAATAGACAGCAGACAGATTTGTTTAAGGCGCAGCAGAGAATACAAGCACTGTTCAATGACCAATCTGCAGAAAATGCCGCACGTCAATTTAATGCATCTTCACAAAATCAAGTTGACCAGTTCTTTGCTGGCCTCGCATCTCAAACTTCACAGTTTAATGCTGCACAGGCTAATGCACAGGCACAGTTTAATGCGGGTCAGGTTAATACTGTAGAGCGTTTTAATGCAGAATTAAATAATCAACGTGACCAGTTTAATGCACAGAACCAACTTGTAATTGCACAGAGCAATGCACAGTGGCGCAGAGAAATTGCCACTGCTGATACTGCTGCAGTTAATCGTGCTAATGAATTAAACGCTGCGGCTGTATTAGATATCAGTAAAACTGCTTACGATAATCTGTGGAATTATTATGCTGATACTATGGAATGGGCATGGACATCTGCTGAAGCCAGCTTAGATAGAATTAATGCTTTGGCAATTGCAGAATTAGATGCAAAGACACGTAGCACAATTGCAGGTGAGCAAGGAAAAACTGCAGCAGGTAATGCCATAGGTAGTTTGATTGGTACATTAGGTAGTGCATTTATTATGAGTGGTTTCTGTTGGGTAGCACGTGAAGTGTATGGAAAAGACAATGCACAATGGTTTGTGTTTAGAACGTGGTTAAAGTTTGATGCACCTAAATGGTTTGAAAAGCTGTACATGCGTTATGGTAAACAATACGCTTGCGTAATAAGATATGTACCGCCTCTCAAGTGGATTACCAAACAGTTTATGGATTTTATTATAGAAGGTAAAAGAAAGAAACACAATGTCCAGACAGTATAATCCTGCTATACCAACATATAATAGGCTTAATGCACAGATTGCTAACAAGTCTAGGTCACAAAAGAGTGAGACTAAATCTGGTGGATTGCTTAGTCCAAGAGAAGATAAAGTTAAATTAGGTATGGATGAAGATATTAACCAGCCTATCACTCGTGTAATGGAACATATGATGGCTATACGTAAATATAAGGCTGATAAAAATGCTTAATATGGAACCCTCCTTTGATGCACCTATTCCCGGCATGTCGCTAACACATGAGTTGGGCGGTAGACCTTGGCAAACACCACCTCAGTTTCCTTCTGTAGATGAGGCTATTCAATATTATATGGAAGCTATGTCAAGTGATGATTTTATTGACCAGCTTATTGACATTATTGAAATGGGTGTTCCATTAGCAGATATAGCAAACACAATGCAGCTTGCTAGTGTAATGGATGGATTACACACAGTAGATGTAGGTACATTAGTATCACCTGTATTAATTGAGATGATGGTATTTCTAGCAGAAAGTGCTGGCGTTGAGTATGATATTCAAGCTAAGAGCAACAAAGAAGATAAGATATCTGATGCAAAAATGGCTAAGATAATTCAGAAGTTAGAACTTAGTACAGCAGAAAATAAACCAGAAGCAGAAGAAAATGTAAAAGAGGTAGCTGAAGAGGCTATCACAGGTTTAATGTCACGGAGACAGTAATGGGTTTTGGAACGGGTTTTGTTACAGGTTTAGCTAGTAGTGTTGACAGAATGCTGCAGATGGATATCCAGCGCAATATGGATAGGATGTCTAAAGCTGATACTTATCTAGCATCTCGCTATGAGCAAACTCAAAAAGCAGAGTTAGCAAAGAAAAAGAAGAAAAAAGAAATTGATGATAAGTTGTTAGAAGAGTATGCCGAACTTAAAGAGTTGTTAGGCGATGACAGAAGAGCATTATCTGCCATTGAAAATAAAGGTGGCACATACAGCGCACTCACAAGTGCTTTAAAAGATTTTAGAGAGCAATCTGAAAGAGGCATTGACCTTAACAAATACTTTACCGTGGCTGAATCTCAAAACCCAGAAAGTCTTACTGTAGATAGAGAGTTCCTTTTAAATAGATATGGTTATATGATTGAACCTGAAGCTAAACCTACTTTACCAGAGTATATGAGGGGTAGCACAGGTATGATGAAGGCTTTGTTTGGTTCTAATTTACGTGGGCAAGATGACTTTCCTGAATATAAAAGTCTTATTTCAGATGACCTTACTACAAGAGTAACTGATGATGTTACTATTCCTAAAGGGACAATAAATTATGAAGCGGGTCATAAGGCAATGACATTTGCCAAGCAAATGGAAGATAGATTTACTAGCTTTGATGAAGGGTATACTAGACTTCAACAGCAAATAGAAGCTGCGGAAACACCAGAAGACAGAACTAAGCTGGAAACAGAATTGGCTAATCTGATTAATCTGGAAACAAAAATTAAACGAATGCAAGCAAAAAAAGATGGTAGAGATACAGTAGAGTCTGTATTTAAAGACCCGTTAAAGCCACAGAACCTGATAAAGAAGGTATACGACAGGGCTACTGAACCATACTATGAGGTAGACCTTGAGAATAATATTCGTAATGCATTAGAGGGAACTGAAGCACAAACCTTTGAAGCATTGTTTAATGCACAGGAAGATATTAGAGCAACCTATACAACAGGTGAAGGTGCAGATGCATTTATTGACCCACTGTTAGATAGGCTCTTAATAGCAGAAAAAGGAAGAGTACAGGGGCAGGTAAACGGGTATATAGCTAATATGAAATTTGATTTTATGGAAAGGCAACGTGAAATGCCCGGTGCAAGTAATGCACAAGTTGCACAATCACTAGAAAAGTTTGCTATAGAACCTGATGCACGTACAGTAAATGATAAGATGAAACAGGGTATATATAAGCCCGGAACAGTTATTCAGTATGAAGATGCTAATGGTAATATTAAAATGGTCGTATGGACAGGAAATAAACCTCTTCCCGGTACGTTTGATTTCTAATGCAAAAAGATTTTATGGACATACTAGAAGGTGTGCCTGTTTCTTCTCCACCTTCACCCGCTATGCCTACATCTCCTATGCAGGACGATGAGGATAAAAAAGATTTTATGTCTATTCTTGACTCTGCTCCTGTTATAGATAGGGCAGAAGTTGAAGTACAAGCTATAACAGATATACCTGAAGCTGTACCTGAAGTAGAAGAAGAACCTGAACTGACGCAAGAAGAGTTGCAGTTCTATTATCAAAGTGAGTATGCTGACCTGTTTGATGAGGATGGTCAGCTTACTGATGTGCCACGTGCTGTTGAACTAGGTATTATAGATGACCCAGATAATCCGGGTTACAAAGTTCAAAAGGACGGTGGCCTTATACCTACCCCACCTACTCGTCAAATAATCTTTAATGATATTGGAAAAAGAATGGATGCGGAGCGTAGCAATATGCTCACGCAAATGTCTCGTCTTGAGCGTAGTAAGTTTGAGAGAGAAGAATCTCGCAAAACTATCTTAGAAGCTGCTGAAGAAAAGGGCATGGCTGAAGATGATTTTATTGAGCAAGTTCTTATACCAAGCATAGACCCAGAGGAGTCACCTTACTTACGTAAGTTTTTTGACTATACAGGTGCATCAGGATTTAATATTCTTAACTCCGTAGGTACAGGCTTAGATGTTACTGCTGGTGGATTTAAAGATGCTATGCAAGCAATTGCAGAAACCATGCAAGATAATATGCCAGACGTATACGATGCTATGAATGTAGCTTTAGTAGGTGCAAAACAAACTCCTGAACAATTTGCTGAGAGTGCAGGAGATGAGGCATTTAACTTTCTTACATTTGTAGATACAATACCTGCTATGGGTATAATTGCAAGACCTTTAGCTGGTGCTACAAAGGCACAAAAAGAAAGCATTAAAGCTACTGAACAGTTAAATAAAGCTATTGAGGTACAGAAAAAAGCTACCACTAAAAAAGACAAAGCAATTGCAGGTAAGAAAGTCAAAGCTGCACGAGAAAACCTTGATGCTGCAGTTGCCAAAGAAATGGCTGACCGTGATGCACGTGATATCAAAGCACAGATTAAAGCTGACAAGAAATGGAATAGAAAGCTAAACGTCAATAAAGCACGTAATATGACTGCCATTGAGGAGACAGAGAGGGCAGCAGAGGCTGCACGTGTAGCTGAAGGTAATCGTGATATTGCAGAAGATATGATACGTGCCTTTGAAGATGAGACAGGTGAGATTATCTCATTAACAGATGACGCAGGTAGACTACGCATAGACCCAGACAAAGCACGTGCTGTAGGCCAAAAGAAAACAGAGGATATACTGTCGGCTGAAAGAAAGGGCATGACAGGTGGTGCTGATGTTACTGTAAATGATTTGGCTGCTCTTGCAACAGGCAAAGACTCTCTAGTAGTGGGCATTGTAGACCCAGCTAAGTTTGACGGTATTGTAGCTGCTGCTGCTGACCTAAAGAAAGCCAACCCTGATGCGTTTAAACCGAGAGTATGGGAATATGGTCCACGTAAAGGCAAAGAGTATACTATAATTGACCATCTGTTTGACTTGACAGTTAACAAAGACTTACTGGCTGGCGATGAACTGCTTGACATGTTAAACAAATATGGTGTGTCATATGAGGATTATGTTCTTGCTATTGTAGGTTCAGGTTCTACCGCAGGTAAAGTGTTAAACAAGCTATCGCAGATTAAACGTGCAAGACCGGGTAATGAATTAGATGCTGCAAAAGAAGCAGCTACTGCACAGGCTCAAGGTGCTATCCGTAAAACTGTAATGCGTATAGAAAATATACGTAGAGGGGGCATGGTTTCACAGCTTGCTACTGCTGCACGTAACTTAACATCTGCAGGTATACGTGCGCCACTAGAAGGTATTGGTAACGTAATGGACAATGCCCTGTGGAGTCTATCTAACGAAGGTATACTTGCCGCAGGTAAGCAGCTTAACCCTCTGTCTGCCGGGTTTAAAGATAGCTTTAGGTCATTAAGATATATGTTTGGACCTGAGTACGCTACAGCTACACGAGAGTATGTAGATTTTATCTTACAGCAACCTGAAATTGCAAAACAGGCAGACTTATTATTTAACAACATTAATGAAATTCAAAGGCTGACAGGTAGAGGTGAAGCTAAAACAGCGTTTGGTAAATATGTACTAGACCCAGTGTTGTCTACAGCAGAAGATGGGGTTATGTTTCTTAATGGGCCAAACCGTTGGCAGGAACATCTGATAAGACGGGGTGCTTTCTTCGGTGAATTAGAACGATTGGTTAGGCGTGAGTACAAGGTAGATTTTATTGAGGCATTAAACAACGGTAAGATTCGTGACTTTATGAACGATGCAAGTTCTGTGCGTCCAGAAGGTGCAAGGTCATTTATAAACATAGTAGAAGAAGCTACACAAAAAGCCTTAGATATTACCTATGCAAAACAACCTGACGTTTTAATATTTAGAAACTGGTCACAGTTTATTGTCCGTAATGGTCTGACCACTGTACTACCTTTTCCTCGCTTTATGTTTAATAGCTTGGAACTAATGGGTCAGTATATGGGTGGAGCATCTATTCCTTTAGCACGTAAGTTAACAAATATAGTAACGCTAGGACGTGTAGGCAAAGGCAAGTTGTCTATGAAAGATAGACAGCGTATATCTCGTAACCTTGTAGGCATGGGTGCATCTGCACCACTATTGCCAGCAGCAATAGGTGCTGCATTGGATGACGATGCGTCTAATCAGGAACAGATAGGTGATGACTTACTATCAATAGGTATATTTGGTGCTGCTTATCAGTATAGAATGATGCCTGATGCTCCTGCAGATTATAAGTTTATGACTGCTGATGATGGTAATGTTATTGATACAACCACACAATATCCTATGAGACAGTTTTTATATATAGGTGAAGCAACCAAGCGTTTACAAGAGGGCACATTTGATGAGTTTTTTGATAGTAAAGAGTTTAACGAAACTTTCTTAGGTACAAATATACGAACAGGTGTAGGTGCTGGCATTAGTCGTGAGATATTAGATATTGTTGCGGGTAGTGATATTACCGCATCTGAAAGAGCAGCTAAAGGTTTTGGTAGGGCAATAGGAAATTATTTATCTTCTTGGGCTGTGCCTTTTGCACAGGTTATAGAGACACAACGTGCTACAGGGGGAAGAGGGTTAGAGTATAAAGATGTTGCCGATGACCCAACACTTAATGCGTGGAGTACATTTAAGCACGAGATAAACAGACCATTTAAACAACGTGGTTTTACAATCTCTCCTGAAGAAGAAGCTAAGTTACCACCACGTGAGTTCTTGTTCAAAGAGGATGCAGAACGTGTGTATCCATTTGCTCGTGTAATTGGCGGTCTGTCCTTCAGTGAGGCTGACTCAGCAGAAGGTGAATACATCAAAAAGCTAGGTCTGTCTGAGTTTATGTTGGGAAGTAACTCTCGTGTGCCTAGCATTCGTAGGTTTGAGAATCAAACATTACGAGAGGTCATACCTGAAATTGTATCTGTAGCACGTACACGAGAAAAACAATTGCGTATACAATACAAGTTTGCCAGAGATGCTGTGAAGAAAAAGTATACAGAAGAAGAGTTTGTGTTGCAGAATGTCAAGCCTCTAATTACTAAACAGATAGGTAAGATAAAGCGTGACATAACAGAACAAAAGAAGCTGTCTGCTAAAGCACCTGCTTACACATCAGCATTGATAAAGTTTAGAAGATTACCACCCGACATACGCACACAGGCTATATCACAGTTTGTACTGCAAAAGAATAAAGAGCCTGATGTAGCAAACATCAATGACTTTGAAGACCTAGAGTCACTACATAAAATTGGTAAAGTATTACTAAGAAAGCAGGGGGGCCGTTAAGCCCCCAAGTTTTTATCCACGTAGTATAGGAACAGTAGATATCCTATCCATATTAATCCGAGTTCAACCATATCCATACATCTCCCGGTCCTGTACGTATGCACTCGCATACAGTGTTAATAACAGCCATGCTAAATACATAGCCTAGCCACATAGTTATGACACCTAATATAAGATACATAAGTATCCTACCTATTATCTCCATCACCCCCAAGTGTGCCTCGCTTACTTCGTCCTGACAATTTAGAGTAATTCTCACTAGCAATATCAGAAAGATTGATACCCAAGTCATTTGCCAGATTAGCGCAGTACCATAGAACATCACCAATCTCCGCTGCTATCTCAAGTTTCTTTACTTCAAATGCTTCCTTGTCAGCACCATCCCTGATAAACTTCTTTACCTTGTTAGCAACCTCACCTGCTTCACCAGCCAAACCAAGCGCAGGATAAAGTATCCTGTGCGTGGCTGGATAGATGGCAAACTCAATAGACTTACGTTGATATTCATTCATCTCCATGTCTTTGTACTTCTCCTTCATCCATTGTTTAGCTTGCGTTTCTAAGTCCATCTGTTTCATCCTTAAATGCCTTTATTACATCAGAGGAAAATAGCTTCTGCAGATTAAGCAGATACATACGTGATGCATTGTTATCTCCACCAGACACTGACTTCTTATAGTCTAACTTGTCGATAATACGCTTTAGACTCTTTGTATCAAAAACCAATGTGGCAAAGGTATCTTCACCAATACACAAGTTATGAAACCAATAATCTGATTCAGTGGCATTGATACCACTAGGCTTGCCGTAGCACTCATACTCAATAGCAATGTTTCCAGTTCGCTGCCATACATCTCGTTCTGATTTAACCTCTATCTTTTTGTTCTGTAGCATGTCAGCTACCATTTGTTCACGTACCTCACCATACTGTAGGTCAAGGTCAAACTTCTTACGGTCTTCTGTATTAGGTTTCATTGTCATCTGTTTTCTCCTCTGTCTGTTCAAGTGGAAAATACTTTGTTAGTATCTCTAACTTATCATGATAAGAAGCAGCTTTGTCAAGTTCTAAGTCTATAGTTTCTATAACATCAGAGTGTTCTCCAATGCCTACAGTTTGATTCATATACACCTCTATATTAGCAAGATGTTTATTTACACCGCCTAGTAAATAAGAACGGGTTGCGTTTATCATAACATTTTTTATACTCACGTTTTTTCCTTTCTAAATCTGTGTTTAAAGAACACTACTAAATTAAGCAGGGTGTTTGTTGTAATCATTACAAGTATCCACCACTGCCACCATAACAAGTCTAATCCACTACACTCTATCATTATGCAGCAGTCAAGTCAACCACTTCACATACCCCTGCAGTGCAGGCTAACTCACGCCCACCTGATGTAGTGTCTTCCTTCTCAAACTCTCGCAATGCAGACCAATCAATTGATGTAGGCATTTGTGCTTTCATCTCTTTGTACTCTTCCTCAGTGCAATCCTGATAAGGTGCTTGCTTATATGTATGCTCACTGAACGGCAGGAAGCTGATGCCTGACACTTCATCAAAGTGTTTGTATACCCATGAGCCTACATCCATCCACTCTTCTTCTTTTACAGAGATTGTTACAGATGGCTTGTGTTCACACCAGTAACGCTGATACATAAGCCACAACTCAAGCTGTTCAATAGCAGACATAGCGGTGCGTGTTACGGCACGTGCAGGTGAACGCATTGGGAAGCTAAATACTGTAGTGCTATCTGGCTTCATTACGTCAGGCTCTGCCGGGATACCTTGTGCTACCATAAACTGTGTCAATGGGTCTTTGTTATCTCCACGAACAGTACGGATGTAGTACGGATTGTGACGGGCATGTATACCTGATGCACTGTCTACCAACTGTGACACTGTACCGGATGGCTTAACACATGTGATAGCAGTGGACTGTGGTATCTTTAACTGTTTAGCCATAGATTTATTAGCATCTATAGCTACATCTTTTAATGCCTCAAGAGTCTGTCCAATGTTTATACCCAGATGAGCAGAGCGACCTGCTGTCAACTGGTTATCCATAATACCAGTGAGTGATACACCAAGCAGACGTTCTTCTTCTGTGTTCTTCTTCCATACACTACGCAGGTATTTGAAGTCAGTCAAAGTAGATTGGAACGTACCTAGTATTGTAGCCAAGCGCACCTTCTCTGTTAGTGTCTGTTGCGTATCTGTTTCACGTACAACAACCTCAGACAAGTTACAGAACTGATAAGGACGCAAGATAATTTCAGAACAGGGGTTACATCCGAAATCTTGTTCCGCATCTCTACGTCCATTCTTAGCTGCTTGCACCTGTGCAGACTTGCGATTAAATATACCACGCTCACCTGACTTACTTTCATACAGTGACAGCCATTCACGCATGAATGTACCCATCTGTGGCTTACCTTTGTAGGCAACGCTGTTGTTTGCAAGCGCACGTTGTCCTTCATTTTCCCACCATTGACCTGATTTTGCATGAGCCATCTGGTCATCATTCAGGTTTGATAGGCTGATGAGTGCGCTGCGTCTGACCCCACCGACAACTACAACCTCACCAATCTTACACATGATATCGTGACACTCAACGGGGAACAATCTACGACCTGATGCTGCTTTGAACTTCTCTATGCAAAACTCAAAGAGTTCTTCAAGAGGGGCTGGGCCACTGGCTCTACCACCAAATGTCTTGAGCCTTGCACCTGCGGGGCGTACCTCTGATAC